CCGACTGCCCTGGTGAGAGTCTACTGGTGCGACAATGACATCTACATCGAGCCGGTCATCTATGAGAGCTACCTGACCACCACCAACCTCATCGACAAGATGGGCAACCTGGGCATCGAGAAGAGCGTGACCATCGTGGCTGACTACGCACGACCCGAGATTATTGCCGAGATGAACAATGCTGGCTATGACGTGCAGAACGCCAACAAGGTGGTCAAGAAGGGCATCGACAACATCAAGACATTCGGTGTGGTCTGTGAGGATGACCCACGCATCAAGAAGGAGTATGAAAACTACAAATGGAAGAAGGTCGGTGACATCATAACCGATGAGCCCGTCAAGCTCTTCGATGATGCCATGGATGCCATTCGCTACGCTGCCACACACATACGCCAGGAGTACTACACCGATGACAGCTATTTCGCCTTCTAAACATTTGGCTGCCTTTCTGCAATATAAGCATGGCATTTAGAACACAGAAGATATCCCAGATGACTCCCAAGGGAGCCGACTTGGAAGCAACCGACCTCATCGAAGTATCCACCATTGAGAGTGGAAGCTACGTCACACGATCAATAACTGGTCAAGAACTCATTGATGCGATACCACCTACCACGATTGAATGGGGTGATATTGGCGGCACGTTGTCAGACCAGACTGACCTCAACACGGCATTAAATGGAAAGCAAGACGACATAACGCTTACCACTACGGGGTCTTCGGGTGCATCTACATTTGTAGGCAATACGTTAAACGTACCGACATACACGCTTGCAGGATTAGGCGGAGTCCCCACGTCTCGCACGCTAACAATAAACGGAGTAACCCAAGACCTATCCGCTGACAGAACGTTCACCATAGCCACAGGCTTATCAGTCGGCACTACACCGATAGCTTCTGGTACAATAGGAAGGGTATTGTTTCAAGGGAGTGGGAATGTGTTGCAGCAGAGCGCAAATCTTTTTTGGGATAATGTTAATGGGAGAGTAGGTATTAACACGAGTTCGCCTGCTCAAACATTAGATGTAAATGGAAACACGCAAATAACGGGTAACTTAATTTTTCCCGCGGGAGAAAGATTAATTCAATATGGTGCAAGTTCATTCTTTGCGGGTAGAGATGCTGCGGGAGTTTATTTAGCGTATGGATTTGGCTCACAACAAATCGATATAGGCTCAGCAAGTACGGGTAATATTAGATTAAGAACAACCGCAAATGTAATTTTAGACCAAGCAACTTCCAAGTTATTAATCGGCACAACAACAGATGCTGGCTTCCGTTTAGACGTCAATGGTACTGCGAGGGTGCAGGGGAATGCGACTATTGTAGGCACGTCTTTAAGTAGCTTTTCGGTAAGCAACGGAGCAACTGCAATGATTCAAACTGCATCAAGTGGGATTGGTTCATCTGATTTTAGATTACGTTTATTTAACAACGGAAACACGCAAACATTAGACCTTTATGGTTCGGGTGATTATGACCATCAATCTAAACACGCTTTTAGAACTAATGGAACTGAAAGGATGCGTATATTTTCTACAGGCAACGTCCTAATCAACACCACCACAGACGCAGGCTTTAGACTTGACGTTAACGGGGATACAAGACTTGGAAGTGGAACTACAACGGGAACAACTGAAGTAAGGGGTTCAAACATTGTAATATTTCGTGTTAATGACGTATTGAATAACAACAATATGGGTATTTACAAAAATGCCACAAGCGGTTATTTATTTGAAAGCAGTTCGGCAAATCAGTTAAGTTATGGTTATGCCTCAAATTATTGGATGAGTTGGAGAAATAGTACAAAGTCTATTGCTATTGCCTCAACGGGTTCAGAACCAACACCTGCGGCAACTGCGATTTTTGACTTGCAATCCACAACAAAAGGCTTCCTACCCCCACGAATGACCACAACACAAAAGAACGCCATTGCTTCACCTGCAACGGGATTGCAAGTATATGACACTACACTCAACCAAATGAGTTACTACAACGGAACAACTTGGACAAATATCTAATAATAAAAATATGAAAACACAACCAACACAAGGAGTAGCAATCGAGCCGATTGAATACCCACTTAACGCAGGAACGGCAACGCAAATGTCCGTTTTAGTTCTTAACTTTACGACAGAAGCAACCACTTGCACAACGTACTGGCAGCTCCTAACTGAAGACGGACTCCAACTTTCGCAAGGTAACTACACGCTAACCGAAGAAGAGTTCGCAGCTTGGGGTACTGACAACAACTACGTGAACGAGGTCGTTGCTGCCGCTATTGGCGTAACTTTAATTTAAGATTATGATTCAGCTCACTGAAGAGAATGTGAAAGCATTGGTGGAATTCGCCAATGAATTGCCAACCAAGTATGGTCTGCCGTTATTGCAGTTCATAGAGAAACTCAAAGAGAATGGCGCAGACAACGATAGCGAAGCCTCAGACGTTTAGTCCGGCATATAACCCACTCAAGTTCCAGATTGACTCGACCAACAAATCGAAGTCAGGCTTTCGCTATATCTTTGATGTCTATGCTGCTGGCACTGCAACCAAGATAGCGGAGTATAAGGTGCTCCCAACCTACGGCACTGGCTATGGCGAGGAGGACCTATCCAAGCTGCTCCAGAATCAGGTGAGCTGGGACCTCAACACAGAGCTCACGTCCAACTATGGCGCACCGAATTCATTCTGCGCATACGATGTCAAGGTCGGTGAGGAGTATGTCTACGAGGTAGCCTACACGAGCAGCTTAACCAATGCGAGTGGTAGCGTGCGCATCAACGTCACCAACTTATTCGCTGCTGGAGACCAGGTCATCATCACTCAAGCTGATGGTGGAGTGGCTAACCCACAGCTCGAAGGACTGCACACCGTTGTCAGCGCAACTGGCTCGGCATTCGTTGTCAATGTCAACTGGTCCACGATCACGAGCGCAACAATCGATGGCTCGGTGAGCTACGCTGACAAGCGTAAGACCATCACCAGGAACATCACTCTGTTCGAAGATTATGGCGTATTCAATGGAGCCTTGAGATGGTTGGACTTCCCGACATACGACTACCTCGATTACAAGCTCAACGCATCAACATCGATGTGGCTGACCAACCAACCGACAGCTGATTTCTACTGCACGTTGGGTCAAGACTTGTATCTCAATCTGCTCAACCCGAAAGGCTCTGACCGAGTAATCTTTGAGAACAGCAATGGAGATGTGTTCTACAAATCTGTCGGCACACTCAATGACATCATCCAGGTGCCAGTTGGTCCGAACAACTATGGTATCCTGGTAGGTACCGGTGACCTCATCGACAACACTGTTGAATGGTATGAGTTCTTTTTCAGCAATGGAGCCACGCTACCGCAGCAAGACTCTGTCAAGTACCGCATCTACCTGGACAGACGAGTGCTCATCTCTGAGTATCATGTGCTGTTCCTGGACCGCATGGGCTCATGGTCATCATTCGCCTTCCAGCTCAAATCATATGAGCGTGGTGAGGTGACTCGTGAGATATACAACCAAGATGTCGCTGGCTACGTCAACGCATCTGACCAATGGGTATACAAGACAGAGGAGTTCGGCTTCAAGACCTTCAACACCAACGTCACCAAGCGCATCGACCTCAACACCAACTGGATGACGCAGAACATGGCGACCTACTTCGAGGAGCTGGTCACATCACCGCAGACCTTCCTCAAGATTGTCACCTACGTCACCACAGAAGATGGCATCCCACTCATCGATGAGGATGGTTGTCCGATTCACATCCCCGAATCAACGGCATACCAGCCATGCATCGTGGACAACAACGCATACGAGATGCTCAACCAACGCAATAAGAATCTGATGCGCCACTCAATCACCGTGCGCCTCGCAAACCAGGATAACGTAAATGGTTAGAATACAACTTGAGAATGGATTCCTTGATGTGAAGGAGGGAACTGTCTTTCCTTTGAACTTTGCTGTCGGAGATATCCGTGACCTCACCAAGCGCAGCGGAGCGTTCTCCAAGACCATCACCTTGGTGGGTAGCAAGAACAACCACGAGCTGCTCAACCACTACTATGATGTCAACATCTCCGCTGGTACATTCGACATCAATGCACTGACAAAGTGCAGCGTGATTCAGAACAACGTGCCCATCATGGAGGATGCGCTGCTTCAGTTGCTATCGGTCAACAAGAATCAGCAGACAGATGCCTATGAGCAAGCTGTCGAGTATGAGGTCCTCATCAAGGATACGAGAGTGGAGTTCTTCACAGCCATCGCCAACAAGGACCTGACTGACCTGGACTTCACTGACCTCAACCATATATTCTCGGCTGCTGACATCGTGGCAACATTTGACAACACGATCACTGACGGCTTCAAGTATGTGCTGCCATACGACACCGACAACATCTACAACGTGCGCCAGATGAAGCCAGCCATCTACGCCAAGACATACTTTGACCGCATCTTCGCCACTGCTGGCTTCCAGTACGAGTGGAGTGACCTGGCATCTGCTCGCTTCGACAAGCTGCTCATCCCTTACAATGGGGACAGCAACACATTTGACACAGCTGATTATTTGGTTGAGGCTACCAATAGCGCATTCGAGGTGGTGACATCAACACAGTCAAGCGGAAGTGAAGACAATGTCATTGGTTGGACAGAGCTCACAGATATACAAGGCTCATTCAATCCAACTACTGGAGTGTACACCATACCAATCACCACGAACGGAGCAGCTGGTGAGGGATATACCATGGAGTATGAGGTCAACTATGACTTCATTCTTGACAACACAACGGCTAACTCAGTTACCAATACTGCTCACAACTGGACCGGTGGCTCTTTTATCATGGCTCAATTTGGAACTTATCAAGGTCAATTGAGTTACATAACACCACAGCAATATCTGCCGTTCAATAGTACGCTTGCACCAGGACAGAACGTGCTTGTAAGTGCAACAAAAAATGGCACGCTTCCAATCACAAACACATCTGGAGTCTTTAACTTTTTAGTTGCTGGAACATCATTTGAGATAATGATGGGCAATTATAACTCATACACCAGTTGGTTTGATATTACGACAAGTGCTCCAGCTGCTGTTAACATCGTTTTCAAGGTAAACAGCCTGAGAGTGCGCATCCTTCCAACTGCCAACATCCAAGTGATTGGCGGTATCTTAGGGATGAACCAATATGTGCCGCTCAAAATCAAGCAGAGCGATTACATCAAGTCCATCTTTCAGATGTACAACCTCTACGCTGACACCGATGTGGACCAACCCAACAAGCTCATCCTTCGCCATCGTGACGAATACTATGATAGCGGAGCAGAGAAGGATTGGTCGCAGAAACTGATGAAGGACAGAGAGCAGAATCTCATCTTCCTTCCCGACCTATCATCCAAGAAACTCAAGCTCACATACAAGCCCGACAAGGACTCACCGAATGCTGTATACACTCAGATGACTGACGAGATATATGGTCAGCTCGAGTACACCTTTGACAACGAGTATGTGCGTGACACCGATACCAAGGAGCTCATCTTCTCACCGACTCCAGTGGTAGCCACGACATTCGATGCCTATGTGCCATCCTTGAATGGTGAAGCACCTAAGACCAACATCCGCATCTTGTATGATGGTGGCGAGCAGACGTGTGGCTCATGGGATTTGATTGAGTACGGCACAACTGGTGAGCTCGGCATCACAACCTATCCGATGATAGGTCACTTCGATGATGCGCTCACACCTACATTCGACATCAACTTCGCAACGTGCGACTATTACTACTATTCACCGAGCACACTGACTGCGAACAACCTCTACAATCTGTACTGGAGAAGAACAGTCAACCAGATAAATGTCGGCAAGATGTTGGTGGCTTACTTCCATTTGACTGAGGCTGACATTCAGACGCTCAAGCTCAATGACAAGATTCGCATCGACAACTCATGGTGGAACATCAACAAGGTGGTCGACTATGATGCCAATGCAGAGGTGCCAACCAAGGTGGAGCTCATCAGCATCGACACCGAGATTGACCTCGCTCCATTCGTAACAAATCCAGGTGCACCGGTATCACCACCAATCACTGCATCATCCCATGACACAAATCTTGCAACACGATCAGTGGAAGCGAATGTCAACCTCTCTGGCTTGGATGTCATCGTGCGTGGTGAGGGCAACAACATCGGTGATGGTCTGCGTGGCTTGGTCATCGGTGACAACAGAACGCTTCAGGAGGATGGCATCATCACACCTCGCATCAACGGAGCTGCTGCTGTGGCGCAGACTTATGTCGCACTACTAACGCAGAGCGGAACTGCTGCACCGACTGCTGTGTTGTTGGCTGACAACATTGGTGGAATCACCTGGACTCGCACAGCTGTTGGTCAATATCTCGG